GCTGGCCACGAGATCGGCGTAACGGCAATCGTCGGCGGCCTGTTCCACGTCGTTCCAGCGCCGATCTACCGCAAGTTCATGGAGGCGGGTGGGTACGACGAGACACTTCCGAAGGCCTGGGGCCAGGACGACCAATTTTGCGAGTGGCTGCGCGCGAACAAATACCACAAGGGGTACGTCGAGGATCTGGTAGTCGAGCACTACCGCGGCACCACGAAACAGTGCGAAGAGATGCCGGCCTATTTTGAACGCAAGTGGAAAGAGGAAAAGGAAAGACCATGACCAAACAAGATGCTCAACGCATCGGCGAGCACTGCCAGGCGCAAGTCGCCAGCGACCAATTCGCGCCGCGGATGGAGTCGGCATACGACGTGCTGGCCAACATCCCTGAGTATCAGGACGTGACCGGCGTGCTGATTGGCCTACATGGCATCAAGTTCGCGTCGCCAACCGATATGGTTATCGTCAGCGCTCGGACGCTGGCTCAACTCATGCTCACCGCTCTCGCTTGCGGCTTTGCGTTCGGCGAGGACTGGGGCGAGGGAAAGACGCTCGAATCGACGTTGGCAGGGAAGGAGGATGGACGATGATTCCGTTTTTATCAATCGCGCTTGGAGAAGTAATCAACCTCGCTCATGTCAGATCGATCAAGATGGTCCACGGTAGGTGGATTTTGGTCGGCGAGCGCACTGACCAGTGGATCATCGAAGACAAGAGAGACAAGCAAACTCTCTTGGATATCTTGGAGCTTGAAGTAGAGGACGGGCGATGATCAAACTTCGCGACGAAAATATCAACACTCCAGAATGGTTCGACCACATCTGGAGCATCGAAGGACTTCACCGCTACGACGGTGAACGGCTTCGCGAGTTCCTTTGGCCAATGGACTCGTCGAAGAAGAAGCTCCTGGACGTCGGCGCCGGCTGGATGGGAGTTGCGCAGTACGCGACCGAGCGGCAATGGGTTGGGCAGTACACGGCAATCGATTACTCGGTCGAAGCGCGGCGTCGCACGCTGGAAATGACACCGACCCTTAAGTATGTGATCGGGAGCGCGCTGGCGCTGCCGTTTGGGGAAAACGCGTTCGACGTCGTGGCTTGCGGCGAGCTTATCGAGCACTTCGCGGACCCGGCGCCGTTGGTGGCTGAATTGGTTCGAGTCTGCAAGCCTGGCGGGCGAGTGATTGTCTCGACTCTCGACGCCACGTGCGAGGCGGCGAAGGCGCACGGCGACTATCCCGAGCATCTCGTCATGTGGGAGCGGCCGGAAGACTTGCTGCCGTTGTTCACGCCGTACGGCGCGGCGCGGGTGTGGATCGTGGGGCACTACTACTTTGCGGAATGCGTGAAGGGAGTCCAGCAGTGCTCATAGTGGATTTTGATGATCTCGCAGAAGACACCCGCTCGCTCGCGGACCTTCGCCGGCTTGACGAACTACGGGCCGCGATCCCGACGTTCAAAGCGACACTATTCACTATCGGTGGGCGATGCACGAAAGGCTTCATCGCCGATATCAAAGCGTCCCGGCCGTGGCTTGACCTTGTTCCGCATGGTTGGACGCACCAGACGAACCGCGAGTGCGAGCAGTGGAACGCCGATGTCTGCCGTCAGGCGCTGGTTGCAAGTCGCGCACTGGGCCTCACTACTCGCGGATTCAAGGCGCCGGGCTGGAAGATCTCGGACGGCTGCTATCAGGCGTTGCTCAAAGAGGGTTATTGGGTGGCCGATCAGCACTACAACGACGGGCGGCGGCCGGACGGGCTCAAGGCGTATTGCCTCGAGGAAAGCGGGAAAGTAGCAATCAGGAAACTGACATTCTCCGCGCCTGGGTTTCGGAAATATCAAGGTATTGGCGTCGCAACCCAGATCCACGGACATATCGGCCATCTCAACGGTCGTAACGCCAACGCGCTCGAAATCATCGCTCCGCAGATCCTTGCGGCGGCGGAACAAGACGCAGACTTTCGGTTCATCAGCGAGGTGATGGAATGATGGAATACTTGCTACTCGGTTTCATCTGCTTCTCGGTCGGCGTGATGATCGGATCCGGGTTAACGCAGAAGACGCTCAAGGTTCGATCCGGCGAGGTTGAGATTGAGGCGCGATCAGTGCGCGAACTGAAGGCAATCTTAGATCAATTCAAGGGCGGAGATCCGCTGGCAAGTTTCAAGGGGCCGGTACAATGACACCGACATACGACATCGTGATCCCGCACTACGGGGTGAATCGGGAACTAAATGCGAAGCTGATCCGATGCTTGTGTTCGATTCGTGAATACTCGGGCGGGAACTCGCGCGTGATTCTCGTAGACAACGGAACGCCCGAGTTCACTGACCCGCTCAACATCCCGTTGCTGCTCGATATGATGCCTCACGTCCTTATCCGCAACTCAAAGAACCTCGGCTTCGTCAAGGCGATCAACCAAGGCCTCCAGTACTCCACCGCACCGTACATCGTCATGCTGAACAACGACACCATCGTCGCGCCGGGATGGCTGGAGGCGCTGCGTCAGCCGTTTTTCGAAGACCCTACTGTCGGCCTCGTCGGGCCGCTCACTGACGACACTGGTTGGCAAGGCCGCTATCACCGCGATCATCCCGACGCGAAGGAATGGGTCATGCTTCCGCCCGGGCGGATGCTCGCGTTCTTCTGCGCGATGATCTCGCGGCGATGCCTGGAGACGGTAGGGTATCAGGACGAGGCCTTTGTACCGTACGGCGGCTTCGGTGGAGACGATCATTATTGTGCGCTGGCTGAGGCCAAAGGCTTCCGGCTGGCGCTTCAACGGGACATACTTATTCATCACGACCGGCGATCAACGTTTCATACGTTAATGACGCCGGACGAATCAAAGGCTATGCAAGTGGAAGCACTCGCAAAATTCAAGGAGTTGAAGCATGGAATTTGAAGGATTCACGCCACACGAAGTGGCAAGACAATTGGCGACTAATGACAGGGACGAAGCGTTGATTGCTTCTGCGCTCCAGCACTTCTCCAACCGTGGCCTCATGCAATCCCGCGGCGGGTTGCGCGAGGTGCTGGCCAATCAGATGGAATGGTCGCGCCGGACGTTTGGATCCGGCCGCCGAACCATTGGCATCACAAAGCACATTGAGAAGGAATGCGCCGAGGTCCGCGAGAATCCTGAAGACCTCAGTGAATGGATCGACATCATGATCCTTGCGATGGATGGCTACTGGCGCGCTGGCGGAACGCCTGAAATGATCTTGCATGCGATCATCGCGAAGCAGGCAATCAACAGGGAGAGAAAGTATCCACAGACGGGCGAGGATGAGCCAAGCGAGCACGTGCGCGAGTGTCATCCGTACGAGATCGGATCAAAGCCATGACGGCAAACCCTTCGCTTCAATTCCCGCTCGCGACCGGTCGCCTGATCACCGATACGTCGGAGATGGACTGGTCGCAGTACACCTACTGGATCGAGAGCAACGGGCCGCTCGTGGTGATCTCGGAGCAACAGCGGCTCGTGGCGTACGTGGCCGACGATCCCGAGGTATCGGCTGTACCTGAGCTAACCTACGCGCCCATGGCCGCGTTCCTGCTCGTGCTGGCAATCATAATTCGATGGAGGTTTCGATGAGCCATGACGAACTTGCTCGTGATCTCGCTGGCCATTTGTTCGGGCCGAAGATCATGGTGTGGCAGAACATTCAGCTTGGGCCATCGGGGAGCGTCCGGCCAGACGTTTACACGATTCGAAAGAGTTACGTTCGGCCACTTCCGGTCGCCTACGAGGTGAAGGTCAGCCGCTCTGATTTCTTTCACGACGTGACTGCCGGGAAATGGCAATCGTATCTGAAGTATGCGAGCGGAGTAGTATTCGGTGCCGAGTTTGGATTGCTGGAAAGGTCCGACATTCCTCAGCATTGCGGACTCATGCTGAGGGCCTTGGACGGTCGATGGCGGATTGCCAAGCGGCCGGTATTGAATGCCGTCGAGGTTCCGGAATCGGCACTGATCAAACTCCTGATCGATGGAGTTGAGCGCGAGGGTCCGCGCTATCGGCAGCGCCATTTCGACGGCAACGCATTCTCGAAGAAGTTTGGTTCCACGGCGGCGAGATACGTGGCTGACGCCGCGAGCGTTCATCAGACCATTGCGAATGCCGAGTACCAAGCGAAGCAGATCATTGATCGCGCGCAGTCGGTAGCTAAAAAGTTTGCGGAAGATCAGGGCGCCAATGCTTCCGTCGAATGGTCGAGGCTATGCGATGCGCTCAGTCTTCCGCACACAGCGAACATATGGGACGTTCGTCGAGCGGTAGCCAGCGTCAAGAATGCGGCAGAGGGCGGCGACGATAGAAAGATGCTCAGACAGATCAGAGATACGGCTGAGCGCATGATGGGTCAGGTAGACAACATTCTCGCGAGAGACAAAGTGGAGGTTTAGATGAGGACAATGTCCAACGGCCAGAAGAAAGCGCGCGGCGCGATCATCCCGAAGCCAAAGGGTGGGCCCCACGAACTGGAGCCGCCGAGCCGGATCAAGATTGAATACGAGAACGGGCAAAGCGATGGATTCCGCGGCGTCGAAATGAAGCATGAGAACCGATTCCTCGGGACGCCGTTGCTTTTGCTGGCGTACCGGAACGGTTACAACGTCGGCGTGTTTCAGCGCAAGTGCGGGAAGGTGGCGAAATGATCCCCCTCGCAATCGTCGCGCTTATCACCGAAGCGCTCAAGCTGGTGAACAATTTGATCGAAGGCGTCCCCGTAGCTCAACGTCAGGCGGACGCGCGCGCGTGGTTTCTTTTCTGGTGGCCGAAGACGAAATGGATACTGAAACTTGGCGGCGAGGTCAGCGATGCGGATCTTGCGGAGATTGAAAAGATGGCAGGAAAGAAGGAATAGGAATGGCAGAATTCAAAGGGCATGGAGTGATGACCCTGACGGTTACCATGACACTAACAGAGTCCGAAGCGAGGTTCCTTGAGGGAATGGCTGGATTCGATCACAAGGCTATAGAAAAAGCGCTAGTCGGCGTTTGCGGGAGCTATGTCACCGACCATGTAGGCGGATTGCGCACGTTCCTTAAGTCAATCGAGGAAAACCTTGCAGGCCCACTTGTGAGGATCGACAAGGCGCGACAAGTGTTCGACGGAACTCTTGTTGCAGTCAAGCCAGAGGTTTGCAAATGATCATCGCTATTACCTGCACCGGCGCAAGGCCGGAAGCGTTTGCGCTCTGCGAGAAGTACATGGCACGCCAGACGGTCCAACCGGATCAATGGCTCGTTGTCGACGACTGCGCGCCGGCGACGAAATGCACGATGGGGCAGACGGTAATCCGTCCGGCACCGCGCTGGCCTGAGTTCCCGGAGCCGAACACGCAGCATCGAAACATGATGGCGGCCGTTGACTATATTCGGCGCGGAAGAGCCAACTCGACCGATAAGATCATTTTCTTCGAGGATGACGACTGGTATGCGCCGGATTATATCTGGGAGCAAACAGACAGACTAAAAGCATTCACTCTTGTCGGAGAAACTCCGGCGCGCTATTACCACGTGAAAAGCAGAGCGTTTCGAATCTTTGACGATGAGGCGATGAACAACCCAACTCCTCACGCCAGCCTATGCGCGACCGCAATGACCGCAACGCTTATATCCACATTGATCGATGCGCTAGAGTGCCGGGCATGGATCGACATGTATCTTTGGCGCAAGTGTAATTATCCATACGAACTTTTTGAATCATCTTCCGTCATCGGAATCAAAGGCATGCCTGGCCGTCCAGGAGTCAGCCAATGCCACCGGCAGGAAGCCGACGGGCGATGGTCTGGCGACCCTGACCTGTCGCGGCTGCGCCAGTGGATCGGCGACGACGCGGATGCTTACAAGCGGTTCTCGGGCGTACAATCAAAGGCAGTGGAAGAAAAACAACAACCAATTCTAGGAGTCGACGGCATGGGCTTTGAGTCCTTTGTCGGATACGCCGGCCAGGTCCGCTACCGCTGTCCTGATTGCGCCTACGATCACTGGGAACCGCGCGAGATTGCAGACCACTGGATCAAGAGTCACAAAGAGGAAGCCGGGCCGGGCGGCTCCACTGCGTTCGACGAAGGAGACGACAAAGTTGAGCGGAGGATCCATGTCCCTGGAAAGTGGTAACGGCACGCGCCGAGTATCCGCCGCGGCGCTTCATGCGGCGGCCGTGCTCGAAATGAACTTTGACATAACCGAGCGTGAGGATGGGGTGTACGAGTATTCGACAAACACGCTCGCCACATTGATCGACGTCTATGCAATGAGCCACGAGGCGCGCCGTGCGATCGCCACGCTCATGAGCCAGTTCCGTTCCTACGACTTCATTGACAACATCGACATTGACATGCGGCGGCTCCGTGAGGCGACCGAGGCAATCGAGACAATTGCCGAGCGTATGCCACGCTACGAGGCCGCGGACGAGGCCGCCTACAACGCGACGGGGGTCAGCGCCCGGGCGACCGGACGAGCTGCACACGGAGCCAGGGAACGCGCGGGCGCCTACTCTGTGTCAGCTATTGCGGTTCACTGTGCGCGAGTGCTTATCGAGCAGTTCGATTTCTTCCCTCGTGAGGATGCGCCTGGAAAAGTGAAACTCTGCGAGAAGAACATCGCTATCATCATCGACGTGAGCACCCATATTTTCCGCGTCCAGGATGCAGCGAACCATCTCTTATCTGTGACTCGCACCATCGATCGCGTGCCGTATCCGGCGCAAATGCGGACTCTACGCAGCGCGCTCCAGATGGCGGAACTGGCGTTCGCTTCGATGCCTTCGTATAGCGACAATCCCGCGGCAACAAGGCCATGGGAAGCTCGCCATCGCACCCTCGATTTGACAGCAGAGCAGCGAGCCAATCGTCTCAAGGTCGCTCAGCGGCTAAGTACCGTACGGACTGCCGAGGAATCCGTTGCTGTGTTTCGGGCCGCTCAGGCTGATAATATGATTTAGAAGCGCCAGTGGAAGGGCGAATGGAGAATTGACATGGCCATTCGGTCCGCCAAGGGCTCGTTAATCAAACTCGGAAACGCTGCATCCCCCGAAGTTTTCACCACAATTACTCAGGTCCGAAGCATCGCCGGACCGACCACCAAATCAACCGTTCAGGACGTCACCACGCACTCCACATCCGGCAACTGGATGGAGAAGTTGGCGACGCTCATTGATCCCGGTTCGTTCAGCTTCCCGCTGAACTACGACAAGACCGACACGGCTCACGCCTTTGCTACCGGGCTCTGGAGCAAGTTGATTGCTCTCACTCTCGCGAACTATCGCTGCGTGCTGCCGGCGTCGATCGGCTACTTTGAGGCGGCGGCGTACGTTACCTCGCACCAGTTCGACTTGCCTGTCGACAACGTGATCCGTGCGAATATGGAACTTATGATGACGGGCGCGATTACCACGGCGAATACTGCCGAACCGTCCTAGTCAACAAGCTCTCGCGCAAGCGGGTTTCGGTGGCCGGGCGTTGAACTTCCACGCTTCGTCCGGCCGCCGATGAAAATCGTGGAAGGACCCGACAACAATCATGGACCCGACAAGCAGACCAGTAACCGTCGAAATTGGTGGGCGCGATGTAACGCTTCATTTCAATTTCGCCACCTACAAAAAGTTCGAGCAACTCACCGGCAAGTTCTTCATGAACTGGTTTGGCGAACTTCAGAACGCCAGCTTCAAACTCATCAAGGAAGTTCGCCAGACGCGCAATTCCAATGCACTCGGTATGCGCAACGAGCAAGGCGAATTGATCGACGAGGATGGGAAGGTTCTCACGCCCGAAGAGGCATTCGAGCAAGTATTTCTCAAGACCGACATTGATCTCCTGGGTATCCTTCGCCATACGTCAATGACTGACTTCTCAGCGTTTGTCTACGCCGCGGCACACGAGATCGACGGGAACGGCCGCCGGGTGTGGCCGATCTCCCAAGACGAACTTGACCTCGCGCTGGACATCCCCACGTTTCAGAAGCTTCTGCCGATCATCCTCAACGCTGCTTCGGACAACGGGCCGCGCCGCAAGGCCGAAGAGGTGACCGAACCGGCGCGCCCTACGTCGATCTCACCGGCGACGAATGCGAAGCATGGTGGGAGTCAACTTGGCGAATCGCCCGTGTCCATCTTGGACTCTCTGCCGAAGAAACGGCGAGCCTAACGCTTCGCGGCTTTGATCTCCTCACGAGCGAACATCTCAAACTGGAACGCCGCAAGGAAGCCAGGCTATGGTCATTAGTCCGCGGGATTGCTCACGCTGTGGCTGGCGGCCAAGGTGAACTCAATCCGGCTGACCTATTCCCGATGCTTCGCGATGTACCAGAGAGCGAGATGGACGACGACGAAGAGGATCCCCGCGCGATCATGGCCGACGTGAACTCGATGCTCACACGCAAGCCGAGGTGATATAGTCGAGGCATATCCTTACCTCACTTGACATGGGTAGTTCGGCTTTCCTCATGGGCCGGGCTACCCTGTGAGTTTCCAAACATATCCTCCCATCTATGTATCCGTGAGAAACTGAGTCTCAGGAGACACGCCGCCGATGACGATCATGGAACTGATGGGAACCTTGGGACTCGACGTGTCCGGGTTCATGTCCGGCAAGGACGCAGCTAAGGGCGCAATGAGCGAGATGAGCGCCGCGGCGGTGCAGACGGGCGATGATCTCGGCAAGCTCGGCGGCGATCAACTCAAGGCGGTAGAGGCTGCATTCGCGAGCCTAGGCATTAAGTCCAGCGCGGAACTGAAAAAGATCGCAATGGATGCGTTCGACAACTACCAAGTGATTGCTCAGTCCGGAATCGCCAGCGCCGGCGACATCGAGCGAGCGGCGAAGGCTTCGGCGGATTCGCGCATCGCGTACGAGAAGGCGGTAGGCGCCGCGGCGGAAGCAGCGGCAGAGCAGAGCAAGCAGAGCATGGCGGGGCTTGCCAGCAGCCTGACGAGCGTCGGAGCGGTAATGACAGCCGCAGTCACCGGGCCACTGTTGGCGATGGGCGCCGCGGCGCTGAAGTCTGGAACGGATATCGACGGGGCCTTCGACACGATCCGCATTCGGACCGGCCAAGTCAGCGAAGGTGTTGGCGGATTGCAAGAGTCATTCCGCAACGTGTTTGGCAACGTGGCCAGCAACGCGGCCGATGTATCCGAGGCCATCGCCACGCTCAACGTTCGCACCGGGCAGACCGGGCCGCCACTCGAAGCGTTGGCGACTCAGTTCCTCAACATCTCGCGGCTGACTGGGGAGAACCTCAGTTCGGCGATTGCGAACGCGACTCGGCTTTTCGGTGACTGGGGCATTGAGGTTGGTAAGCAATCCGAGACGATGGACTTTCTGTTTCGGGTGACTCAATCGAGCGGGATTCAGTTTGACAAGCTGGCATCTACCCTTGTGACCGTTGGCGCGCCAATGAGGCAACTTGGTTTCTCGATGGAAGAGACCGCGATCATGGTCGCGAAGTTTGAGAAAGAGGGCGTCAACGCCGAGTTGGTGCTTGGAGCGATGAAAGCGGCGCTGGCGAAGTTCGGCAAGGCCGGTGACGAACCGAAGGAAGCCTTCGCCCGGGTGACCGAAGCGATCAAAGAGAACAGCGTCGAGGTTGGCAACAACATCGCTGTCCAGCTTGTCGGTGCACGCCGAGCGGCCGACTTTGCGGCGGCGGTTCGCGAGGGCCGTCTCGACATCGAGAAGATGACCGAGGCGGTAGCGGCGAACAAGGATACGATCAACGGGGCGGCTGGTGAAACTGACGACTTCGCAGAGTCCTGGACCAAGTTCAAGAACCAACTGACGCTCGCGCTTGAGCCGCTCGGCAAGACGCTGGTCGATACGCTCAATAGCTTGATGCCTCTGCTTCAGAACGTCATCGGAATGGTCGGTCAATTTGCGGATGCATTCAAGGAGATGCCGGAGCCGGTCAAGCAGGCGGCGCTCATCGCGGCGGCTGCGCTGGCGGCTGGCGGGCCCATCATGCTTGCGATGGGGCAACTGATGGCCAAACTTCCCGAACTCACCGCTGGGCTCAATTCGGTAGGTTTATCGTTTGGAAGTCTTGCAAAGGCTGCAACTCTCGCGGCGGGTGCGGTCGCGGCGGCTGAGCTATTCATGGCTTTGCGCGAGAACGCCAAGGCCAACGCCGAACTTAACAACTCAAACATCGCGCTTGAGAAGTCCTCGCGCAGCCTGGAGACGATGGCGAAGGCGCTCGGCATCACCATCGACCGCGGATCAATGAGCGCCAACGACTACAACATCGCGCTCAACAAAGCGATTCGGTCGACGCCGGAATGGCAAGCCAAGATCGAGGCCAATGCTCAGGCCCAAGTTCAGCACGCCGCGGCGACGGAGAAAGTAACCGGCGCGGTCACCGGATCGCTCGGAGCATGGGATAAGCATAAAGACAAGCTCAGCGAGGCTGAGAAGGCGTATCAGAAACTACAGGGAGAAATCCTCGCGGCGCAGAACCACATTGAGCAGTTCTTCCAGAAATTCAACGGCGCGACGTGGGACTTTTCACAGTTCGAGGCATTCACCGCGCATGGCGGAAATGTCCGGACCGAGATCAACAAAATTGATGCGGAGATTTTAAAGCTCACACAGAAGTTCGGCGACGACATGCCGGCGGCGATCCGCGGGATGATTATCCAGCTTCTACTCGCCAAGGATGGGCTTGCGGAGTTCCAGCAGAAGGCCGCCGACATCAAGCTCGAGAAAATCTTTGAGGGGTTGGACGAACTCGGCGCCAACATGGGCAAGGCCATGTATGGCGTCGGCCAACAGATTCCTCCGATCATTGCGAGCGCTGGCCTGGCGCGGGATGAGTTCGACACCATGAACGAAGCGATCATGAACATGCATGATCCGCTGGCCGAGATTCCGCAACTGATTCAGGACATCGCCAATCCAACGGCACGGCTCGCCGCGGCGTATGAATCTCTTGGAAAGGATTCAACCGCATCGCTAGAGAGGGCAGCAGCAGAAGCAAAGTCTGTTTACGATGCCATGGTCGGAGATGCGGAGTCGAGCACCCATGATCGTCTCGAAGCCGAGCGCCGCATGTGGGAAACGCAGATCGCTGAAGATCAGGCGGCGGGCCGCACGATTTCAAAGGCGGCAAAGGACCGGCTCAAAGAGATTGAAGAGGATCTTGGCATCAGCTTGAGCAACCAGTCAAAACTCTGGCAAGACTTTCAGAAGCAAGTCGGTAGCATTCTCGCCGGGCTGCAGCACAGCATAGTCGGTAACATCTTCGATCAGCTATTCGGCAACAACAACAACGACCAACTTGACAAAGAGGCTGCCAAGGTCCGCGCCGATCTTGCCGAGCGCACTGCGGCATGGGAGCAATATCAACTCGATGTCGCGGCGCAGATCGTGCTCATCAGTGAGCAACACGCGACCGACTTGGCGGAACAAATCGCGGACTTGCAAGCCTCGCTCGAAGAGCGCCGGGCCGACTGGGAGCAATACCAAGTCGATGTCACCGAGAAGCTGGAAGCGTTCAAGCTGGCACAGGGTCAAAGGCTCGAAGAGGAACGCGCATCGCTGGTCGAGAACCTCGCCGAGCGGGCCGAGGCGTGGGACAAGTACCAGACGGACGCCGCGGCGAAGCTCGATGCATTCACGGCCAAACAGGACGAGGATCTCGCGAACCGTGTAGGCGCTTTGCGCGAGAACCTGGCTGAGCGGGCAAGCGAAGAAGAGAAGTATCAGGCTGACGCAATCAGGCGGCTGGTGGAGTTTGCCGCAGCGAACGATGCCAAGCTCCGTGAGCAACAGGCCGACCTCACCAGGAGTCTGAACCAGAAGCGCGAGGACTATTTTGAATACGTGGCCGACGTCGGCGAGAAGCTGGCAACGTTGCGCGAGGTGTCGGCAGAAAAGCTCGAAGAGGAGATTGCCAACCTCAAGAAATCGTTTGAGGCGAAGTCGAAGGCGTACGACGAGTATGTAGCCGACGTGCGCAAGAAGATCTCGCGTATCACCGAGGACATCGGCGAGCAGATCGACGACGAGGGCCGCGACACGCGCCGCGGGATCGATGACAAGAAACGGGCGTACGAGCGCGAAGAGCGGGACATCAACGACAAGATCAACCGCGAACT